CTACTTCTCGTTTTGTTTAGTCTTTTGAGATGCATTTCCGAGTTTTGAAATGCCGCAAGCAATTAAAAACTCAATTACAACGATTAAAAATGAAAGCAACAACTGACAACAAGTAAACTTTCCTAGATTGCTATTATCTCGGAAAACTCTCATAAAAAACATAAAGCTCAAACCCATAATTATGACTAAGTTTCCCCAATAAACATAAGGTAGTGTATTTTTTATCCTGCACAAGCCCTTATTTTTAACTCTATATTGACAATTAAAACAATCATTTCTTGTTATTTCACGAAATACCTTTTCTCCATCTCCAGATAAAGAACCGTAGCCTGGAGCTCGATGACAGCGGCAAGTCACAGGTTTCTCTGTAATACGGCTTACCAAAAAGAACAACAAAATCACAACATTGTACATTATGGCACCAAATAATAACATCGTGAAATACAGCCTATAGGGCGAAGCTTTTTGCATTCCCTCAATAGCGTTCTCCAAAATCGTGAAACCACCAAAGAACACCATAACTATACCCACAAATATTCCCAATATAGTTATACTTGATTCAGCCGCTTTTTCTGACTGCTTATCTATTTTCTTTTTTATTTTTCTTATTTTATCAGTCGATTTTTTAGCTTTTTTCTTAAAACTTTTACGTGCTTTTCTTACTTGATTATTAAGCTTTCGAGTTTGAAGATTTAAAGATTCTTCCATGTTTCTTTCCCAGTTATTAACATCATTAATTGAGTTCTTTAACTGAATAAAACTTATACTATTAATCACCTTATCGTATACCAAATTAAGATGAGTCACAACCCGAAGCACCCTATTATTAAATTTAGTAGAATGAATATTTCCATTAACATTCCTAATATTTTTAACAACTAAACTTTGAATCATTATCAAAAAGAAGTCATTGTTAAACAAATCATCAGGATATTGATTTTGGTCTTTATCTGTTGCTATATTTGCGTAAATCAAATATAACCAAGCCTCAAAAGTTAGGATAACTTCAGACTCTGTTTCATTAAAATTTTTATTCTCACCACGAAAATATTCCATTATGGAATCTGGAACTTGTTCCTTATCAAAATCCTCCAACAATTGTTCAGAATCATAAACCCCATCACTCTGATTTTCAATCAAGTAGTTGAAAATTATATTCCAAAAGTTTCTAAAATCAGCTAATAAAGACGTCTGTGATATTACCATACTTATTCAGTTCCTTATTCAATTTCTTTTTGAAATCATTCAATAATTTTTTTAAATAGTCAACAATGAAATTTTGAACATCATTATCATCAGCAGTTGCACCATTAATAACATGCTCTATAAATTTTTCATACATTTCTATTGTTACTATTGGTGACGGCCGATCATTAGTAGCTAACTTTCGTGCTTCAATCCACAAAAGTGTGCCTTTAGACATCAATGTAAGGTCATCGCCGCTATATGCACCAAGTTTTTTAAAAACGTAATCAATACACTTCTTATGTTCCTCGTTCAATGCTTTGTCATTGTATGAATATGCAGCATTTAAAGAAACGTCAGCATTAGATATATCAGAATCTTCTATATCCTTATTACAATTATATGAATTTAATATCAAATCGTATATGCCAGTTGAAAGACGTTCTATAGATAAGCCAGACGGACTTGCAGTAACTACGTCTTCATCAAGCATACGCTGATGATTCTTTGCATAATAAATTAAGTCAGAATATATAGTTATTTTCTGTAATTTTCTTTTATCGCATTGAAAAATCGTCCTCTTATAACTAAGTATTAAATAATTTGCAATATCTTCCGGTCTAACCATAAATTAATCACCTTTTCGTAACAGTACCTTTCTAATACTACTAATACTTATGCTGACACTCATCAAAACGTGCCAAATTGTATATATAAACACATCCATTATACACAATTTTATTCACATTGTCAATTACAAAATGATTACGAAATTAAACTATACAAAAAAATCAGCCGACAAGGAATAACCCCTGTCGGCTGTCTTACTACCTATTTGATTTTTATTTTCTGCCCCACATAAATGAGATTAGCGTTTTTGATACCGTTGTTCTTGACCAACTTTGCAACAGTCGTCTTGTAACGCCGTGCGATGCCCGAGAGCGTGTCTCCGCGCTTCACAGTGTACGTTACTGTCTTCTTGGCATGGCTTGCAGACGGCTTGCTAGTCGGTCTGATAGCCTGCTTTTTGAAACCATTCAAGCCCTTAGACTTGATCTTTGCAGGATAGTTCACATAGCAGATATCCATATCAACATTGCCGCTGATACCGCTGACCTTGCCACTGCTTGTGTACTGCCACATACCATAAATGCCGCCATAGTTGCACTTTGAGCCGTACTCAGCGACCCACAAAGCATATCTCTTGGCAACAGAGGCAGATATGTACTGCTGTAAAGGCGAACGGCTGATATACAGTCCTGCCCAGTAGCCTGCGTGTTCAAGTGCATTGCAGAAAGTCTTGACAAGGCTGTTGCAAAATGCTCTGCCCTTTGCGAACTGTGAACGTTCCTCGAGGTCAAAGTATATCGGATACTCAAACGTCTTGCCCTTGATAGCGTTGATACAAGTCTGAGCCTCTGCCTTTGCTTCCTCGACACTCGCCGCATAACTGTACCAGTAAGCACCGACTTTCAGCCCTGCCGTCTTTGCCACCTTGTAGTTTTTCTCAAAATATGGGTCTTTCTGATTAGCGTACTTGCCGAAGCCTGCACGAATGATAACGAAATCGACCCCCGAAGCCTTGACCTTCTTGAAGTCAATGCTCTGCTGATACTGCGAAACGTCAATGCCCTTAAATGTCTTTGCCATAAAATTACTTCCTTTCTAAATCTTCAATGCGGTGGTTTGCGACCTTTATCTGTTCAGCGACCACCGCATAATCCTGTTCCAGCTTATAGGTGCGAGCAATAACACTGTTGTGCTTGTCCACACGCTCAGACAGCTTGTCTATCTTGTACTCAATAAGCTTTTGGTTATCATACTGCGCCTGTTGCATAGTCTTACGACTGTTAGATGCTATAACGAGCTGACACACTACCGTCGAAGCAGCTGTTATCAGTGCAACTATTATCGCTTCCGTCACTCGTCATCACCTGACTTTCTTTTGGCTGACTGCGTGCCAAAGTAGAACGATATCACCACAGTAAACACCGTGATGAACTGCTCTGCTGAAATCGTGCGGCGCAGTGCCAGCACGCAAAACACCGCTGTCAACAATATCGTCACGATAGACTTGACGTCTATAAGCTTTGCAAATTTCTGTTTCATATCTTGCTCACTCCTTTATCTCAAATGCAAATCTGCTTAACAGATATTTCTTATTATTGAGCAGTATAGTTTGCGTAGGTACAGCATAGTCATTGTTATTATAGCTATCTGATATACCCTGTATATGAGAAAGTATGTGATATACATTTGTAAAACCTTTGTTTAAATCAGTAGAAACTACAGGAGCAAGTGAAGTCACCGATTTCTGCTGACAAAAATATCTATAAGGAGTAGATTTAATAGTAGCCCCATCAGTGAATACTGTATATAAGCGAATATTATTATCAGCACAACTTGTGGCCATTCCTATTTCGGTTTCTCCTGTTTCATAGTTAGTTACTTCACCAATTATTATATTTATACCAGGTCTACTAGTGGTATTACTGTCTATACCTATAGCAACTAAATCACTTTGCTTATAAATAATCCATCTTCTTTCATCGCTTGTATAATTTGTTATACTAATACACGGACAAGTCAGTGCTTCTGTTCTTAGGTCACACCAACCGTGTACTGCAGTATCAGTAAACTGACCTCTTAAAAACAGCTCGTCTGTTACCCAAAGCTGAAAGGTGACATCTTGGGTATCAATACTCGCATTATCGCCCTCGAACACAACTTTCTTAAAGTCATAGACCTCGATAAGCTTCTTGACTAATCCTCTTAGTCCGTCTGTTCCCTCATATATTTTCATCTTCGACCGCCTCCGCTATGCCTATTATACCTATATTTCCGTACGCTTCTCCCACTGACACACCCACAAGGCTCTGTCCGCTCGCCATATCGGGTATAGTGTCGATAATATCCATATTGCCGTTGAAGTCCTCGATGCTGAACCTGTCCGTCCTGTCGGGCTTTTTAAGTCCGAGATTTTCCGTGAAACTAGCCAACTACACTTCCCCCTTCCGCATTTTTGCCAACTATGAGATAGTATACCTTGAAAGCGTATGTGCCGCCCTGGTCAGAGGTGTGCTCAAGGTATGCCTCCCAGTCGATGTCCCTGCCGTTGCTTGCGACTTTGTATTGAAAACTCTGCGACTTGAAGTGCTTTTTGCCCCAGTCGCACACCATAAACACCGCAGGGTTAGTGACCCCCGAGGGTATCATGCCTGTGCGTGTATTGTAAGTCCATTGTGAGCCGTTGTCGGCGTTGACCTTCATATTCACCGTGAAAGACCCCCACCGCATATACAGTGGGTAGAGCCTGTTCACAAGACTTACTATCTGCGCCGCTGTCTTTGCACGAAACACCGCTGTACCGCCGTCTAAAAGCTCGTCCGTCTGTTCGCCCGAGTACCGCAGCTCATACTCCTCCTCGCCGACTATTTCTTCAAGAGCTGCCACCCTCGCCGTGAGCTGCTGGATAAGCTCCTCGGTGGTGGGCGTTGTCTGACCTGTGTCCGCTGTATCGGCAGTATTCTCCGCCTGCGTATCAGCCACAGTTGTTATCTCATTTTCGTCCATTATCTCGCCTCCTAAAGCTGTTCTTCCACCGACAGACCCACCGCAGAAATATCGGCTGAAAGTCCGCCGTCAAAATTGAATCCTATGTTAGTTATTGGTATATCGTAGCTTTCGCCGCTTTCGCTGACGTATGTTATCACGTCCCCGACGTCAAATCGTGGGTCGCCAAGGCGGTGAAAAAGCTCCGTTGTATACCACGAAAAGCCGCCTATCCTATGCCACAATGACCGCAGCAGCGACATTGTCATATATGGATTTTCAAACTCCAGCACACGCCCTGCCGAGCCTGTGGTATTGCCCAGCCGCAGAGTTTCGCTGTCGCTGACCTTACAGACAATGCCTGCCAAAACATTCGGACGTTCTCCCAGTGTTGGCAGGTCGATAGTGTTGTTGTCCAGTATCTTCACGCTCGAGCCGTACCATTTGCGGACGTATCTGCCGTATCGGTCAACAAAACCGAACTCGCCTTGTGCCGAAGCTATGTAACTGAGCATCTGCCGCATTGTGGTGTCTTTGGGTATAGAGCTTATTTTGAAGTCGAAGTTTGCAGTTTTCAGCCTTATGTGACCCTTGCCGTAAAGCCTTGCACCGCCCTTTACACGGAGCTTTGCAGGGATGGTGTAGTCGTTGCCGTTTTGCAGTCCAAGCTGCTTGCATATGTCATCCTCAACAGCCTTTGACCACGCAGGTAGCTTGACCTTTGGCACATAGGTCTTGTCGGAGAAGTAAAGCCTATCCGCAAAAGTGACCTCAGTATTTCCGCCCGACTTTTTCGATTTCACGCAGGTGAACCGCCCCAGAGGTATTCTCTCTCCGTCAAGCACCTCTCCAAGCTTGCTTATCTGCTCCACTGTCAGCTTTGAAAGTTCTGCGTAGGTGTAGGCTTCTAGGGTGGAGTAGGTGGTCACGCCTGTGAGGTCTGCAAGGTACAGGGACAGGTCATACTCTTTGCCGAGGAAACGTGTTTCAGCATCGTTTATCTGTAATGCCCAAGACTGTGAGCACACTGCACCAAGCTCTATGTCGTCACTGAGGCTCGTTGACTGCACGTCACTGGTAGCGGACATTATGTTGTCCCCCATTATTACGCTCTCGTCGTTTTCAAGCCACATACGCCATGTGCGGCAGTAGCTTTCGATGCGTGAGGAGACGGTTGTACTTGTTGTATACATATATCCGCCTCCTACTGCATGATAAGGTCAACAGCAACGCCTTTGCAGAACTGCTTGTTCTCATCCCAGCCGAAAACCTCATAGGTGGGGTCGCCTGCATAAACGTCAAAAGTGCTTTCCTGAAATGTCTCATCAAGGAGCGTGATACTGAAAAACGGACTGTCAACGTTGGAGATATACTCATTGAGTTTTGCCGTCTCCTCGCCTGTGAGATGATACCATTTCAGCGTGACAGTTTTCTTTATGGCTCTTATATCGCCCACCATTTTGCAGTTAGCCGTCCGCCCTGCATTGTTCGACCATATCTTGTTGTTTGTAAAGCTCACTTCCGCAGGTGTGGCGACCCTTTCGCTGCCGAATATAAGTCCTCTGCTTTTCATTTTCTGCACCTCCTATGCCCTTATTGGCGACCTGCCGTTGCGTTTGATATAGTCGTTGATATCATCAATAACTATCTGTGTGATAGTCCTGCCATTGAGCGTAAGCGGTATGGTAACGCTTATCTTCTGATTTCCGCCTGCTCCGCCGTAAGACACAAGAGCCTGCAAAACAGCCTGTGTGATAGTATCCAGCGGTGCCTCAATATTCGTACCACGCTTCTGATCGCCCAGAACTGCAAGAAACTCGGAGTTCGGCGGTATCACTGCACCTTGAGCGAGTTTGGGTATTTCGGGGATATCAATTTGGCTTAGGTCAAAGCCAAATGTCTGACCACCAAGATCACCGGGAAGCCAATCAGGTGTTGTGAAGCTCAGCTCGTTTATGCCGTCGATTATCCAATTCAAAGCGTCCTCAACTGCACCTGTCAGACCATTTATAAGCCCGATTATCAAATTAATAGGTGTTTTTGCTATGTCAACAAGTGCGTCCCATACGCCTTTGAAAATCTTCTTTACACCCTGCCAAGCTTTTTTCCAATCACCGGTGAACACTCCCGCTATGAACAGCACAACGCCTTTAAGTGCTGAAATGATGTTCTTCACGGCGTCAATTATATTGCTTATGACATTGCCCACTATCTTTATTATCTTACCAAGCACACTGCTGACTATCGGTCCGAGTATGCTCACAAGCCAGTTCACAACAGGTGCTATGGCTTTGTTGTAAATGCTCAGAACGCTTGTGATAAGTGTTCCAACAAAGTCGAGAAACTCATCAAGCAAAGGTTTCAAGTGCTCCGTCCAAACGCTGTCAGCCACGTCCATGAGCTTGTCAAACACAGGTTTCAAGACCGTTTCCCACAGATTGAGGAATACGTTCTTTGTGGTGGTTATGCCCTCGTTTATGCCGTCAAATATAGGCTGTCCCCACTCGTTCCAAAAGTCTGAAATACTCTGCCAAGTATCGCACCATAGTGTTTTCAAGGCGTTTAACACAGGCTGTGCAACGCCGTTCCACAAGGTATCGAAGATCTCTTTTATGTTGTCAAACAATACGCCGAGAGTGTTCCATACCTGCGTGCCAAAATCCGCCATTAGGGGTAATCCTACAGTGAGAAAGTTTTGCAGTATAGGGAACACTGCCACATTCCAGATATCAGAAAATACCTTGTTGAAGCTGTCAAAAAGTCCTATGCCTATCTTGCCAAGCGTGCTGAAAGCGGTCTGCATAAGCGGTGTAAAATCGTTTATAAAATAAGCTTTGAGCGGCTCGGAAAGCGACATTATATCACTGAAAACTCCGCCGAGTATCTGAGCAAGTTCAATGCTCTCTCTTTCAAGTCCGCTCCATATATCATCGAAAATAGGCTTAAAATTCTTATCAAGATAGTCTGCAAGCTTTTCAAACTGAGTTCTTACTGATTTGAAAAAGTCAGACAGCTTTTTATTTGCCTTTCCCGTATCCACCTCAACGCTAGTTCCGGAAGGCTGCATTATCTCCCCAGCTCCGCTGACCCCTGCGCTGTCGGATTTGCTCTCATCATTCAGCTTGTTCATTTGGTCAAAGCTTGCAAGAGATCCTTCCTGTGCCTCTTGAGTCTGTTGTGCATTGTCGGCTATATCGCTGTAATTATCCGCCGCCTGAGAGGTGCTTTTCACTATGCTTTGAGCCTCGTCTGCACTGTTGCTTAGTTCAAAGCCGAACGCCTCTGAGAGTGCCCTCGTTGCCCTCTGTGCCAGAGCTATGAGCTGTGAAAGCAGATTGTTTATCGCCTTGACAGCAGGCAGAAGAACGTTCATCAGCACAGTGCCGATAGTCGCTCCGAACTCTTTCCATTGCTCAGAGAGTATTCTAGTTTGGTTTGCCCAGCTGTCAGAAGTCTTTGCAAAGTCGCCCTGCGCAAGAGCCGTTTGCGACATAACGTAATTGTATCTCAGTTGAACTTTTTCAGCCTGCGACATATCGGCAGTTGATTTCGTGATACCCTTTGAAAGTGCATACGCCTGCAAGTTGGCGTCCGTCATAACGATACCGAACTGTTTGAGGGTCTCAGTTTCGCCTGTAAAAATTGATTTCAGAGCCGTGCTTGCCACGTCCTGACCGACATTATAAAATGACGCCATATCCGCAGACAGCCCTGTAAGAGCCATAGCCATATCGCTTGCACTGTCATTGGCAAGCCCCATTCCTGCCGCCATAGCCATGAAGTTTGAGCCTGTCTGCTTTGCGGTGAGCTTTGAAATGCCGTAGGTCTTGACAGCCGTGTCAGCGAAGTCCTCCATTTTCTGCTTGGACTTTCCGAAAGCCGTATCGACAACGTTCTGAACTTCCGCAAGGTCTGAGGCTGTTTCTATGGATTGCCTGCCGAAGTCCACAAGCTTCTTGACGGAGAATGCTGCCGTCACAGCCATTGCAAGGCTTTTAAGCTTTGGCTTGATATCCCCCACCATATCGGAAAGGCTTTTCAAGCCCTTTTCAAAGCCCTCTTTGTTTATGTTGGTGTCAAAATTCAAGCACCCGTCAGCCATTGTCATTCACCTCCCGTCAGTTGTTTCAGAAACTCTTTGTCCTCGTTTTCAGCCCTCTGCTCTTCTGATGAGAGCTTTCGTTTAAGGTCTATCATATTGCGGTGGTTTCTGTAAAACTCCTGCTCGTATTTTTCAAGCTTTTTGCCCTTGTTAAGCTTTTGCCGTATGCCTATAACAGACGAAAAAAGCCCCTCGCCTATCTCATTGAAATAGCCAAGAAAAGTCCACCAATGAAGATATTTTACCGTCCTCGTTTCAAAGCCTGCCGCCTTGTTCACCGCAGGAAAAATAATACTCTCATCCTGCTCCCAATCAATAGTCTTTGCAGGCTGAACACTCTCCTGGGGAACATCTCCACCGCCCACAAACCAATAAGCCTTGTTGACAGCCTCCTGCAAATGTTCTCGTGGAATATCCTCAGCGTAAAGGCATTTAAGACACACATAGCACTTTTCACGCTCGTCAAGTTCGGGGTCTGCAAAGGCTGAATAGATACGCAGGATTACCCGAAAATCTGAGCGTATGGCATACTCTTTGCCGCCTATTTCAAGGGCTGTTGGCAAACTGCCTATCATTTCAGCAGCTCCCTGAGCAGAGCCTTTTTGTCTTCGTCAGAAAGCTCCGCCACATTGACCGCAGGCTGAGCAATATGTTGATGAGCGATAACAGGTGCGGTGTACTTCTCCACCTTTTCTTCAAGCTTTATCTGAGCCGCCGTCTGTGCTGACTTTATCTCCTGCACCACCACCACAAGAAGCGCTTCAAGGAAGTTCACAAGTACAGGCTTGCCGTTTGAAGCCACAGAGAACACGTTCACGCTTCCGAGCGCCGCCGTACACACATCGCTTCCAAATATGTCATTGACCATTTCTCTTGCACGCTGGTCATACTCTTTGAGAAGCTGAGTTCTGTCCTCTTTTTTCTCACGCTCTGACACTTCTTCTGCGATATTGTCAGCCTTGCTCATAGCGTCCTGTATCCTTGTGATGATACCAACGTCTGACACGTTTATCCTTATCACTCTGTTCTCATCGCCGTTTATAGCGTACTCTTTGTAATTGCCGCTGTTAAAATCTATTGACTGCATTGACATTTTTATCGTCCTTTCTGTATTATGGCAAACAAAAAGCACTCCGCTCTGAACGAAGTGCTTTCATATGTTTGTCATATAGTTTATTCTTCCGTAGTCTTTGCAAACGTTGGCATGCCTGCCGCAAAGGTGACAGAGCCTTTCACTCTGTTTCCTGCAAAGGTGCAGTTGAACGGGATATTTACCCCCCCCTGTGGTCCGCCATAAGACTGCGGCTTGACTATGACATCTTCCGTCCATGCGTCATACGCACCTGTGGTCTTGTCAACGATGACTTCAAGCACGCTTGTCTTGCAGGCGTCACCGGTAAGACGATTCATCATGATATCCTTGAGCTTTTCGTAAAGTGCGTCACCGGGCTTTGCATAGAATGTGTCAAGGTCGAACTCAGGCTCATAGCCGTTGTCCTCAACTGTGGTTTCATCAAGGATATTCTTCTTTGTGGAAGTGTCAGGATTGAGTGCCACACTTGCGTCCTCAACGTCCTTGCCGAGAAGATACCAGCTTGGTGATGAGGCGACCGCTGCGAATGTAGTGTCAAGATAATGCAGAAGATGACTTCTGTTGAGCTTTCCGCTCTTGTATGAATAATCAGGCATATGTTTTCCTCCTTTTATATCTGATACTGTGCCGCTATCTGCAATTGATACTGCACAGTATCGTTTGTGTTTTCGTTTGGTATTGCGTATATCATTCCGTTTGCACAGGTGAGCTTTTCAAGAACGCCTGTCCTTTCCTCGTCCTCTGTTATGGTAGTGAACGTGGTATCTCGGTGCTTGTCTGCATAGCTTTCAAGCCACATCTGCAATTCAAGCAGTACGCCGCTGTTTGACATTCTGTCAAAGTCGTTCATAGACTGATACACCGCATAGAGAATGAAGTTATGCTGTCTTGTCTGACCGCCCAGAATATCAGAGCTTATAAGGCTGTCGCCTGTTGAGGACAAGCCGTAATTTGTTGGCGTATCATCGGTAAAGTCGATATGGATATCGTTGCAAACCTCCGATATTTTCGGAAACTGCTGCAAGATATCTTTCATAAGCTCGATTATGTTCATTTCGCTTTGCCTCCCATTATCGCCGCCGCTCCTCTGAGTATTTGCTGTTTCTTGTCGGCTTTCATTCGCTCAAACCAAAGCTTACCGGCAAGTGGCTCTTTAAAAGTGCTGTAAACAAGGTCTTTGTCGGTAAGCACTTTCTTTTCTCCATGTCGGGCGTAAGACGAGCCTGTAACAGATGATACCATAAGCTTGCCGTAATACTGATAGCGTGCGTAAGGTGCAAGGTACTGTATCTTGCCACTGCCTATTTTTGTGCCTCTCGTGGCAGACTTTCTCAGATTCGTGCTGAGGGTGGGTGTATACTTCACCATATGCCTTATGCACTCGGCGTCAATGAACTTTTGAGCCTTATCAAAGCGTTCTGAATACTTGCCTGCAAAGGACTTATCCCAAGTTATAGCCCTGCTGTCCATAGGCTGACCTATCTTCATTTCACGCTCACCTCCATATGTGGCAGACCGCCGAACATATAATCATCAATGCTCATTACCGTAACAAAATCATACTCCGCACGGAACATTTTCATGCTCTCAGATATGCTCTGCGGCGTTTGATTATCGAACTCAAACTCGCATTTTCCTCTCACAAGCATATCCTTTGCAGGGGTTTTCGGCACATTATCGTCATAGAAATACACCCTTGTGCTGTCTGAGGTCTGCATACCGCTTTTCACGATGCTTCCCGACTTATTCTCACACCAGTAAACTTTCTCTGCATACTTCCGCACAAATCCCTCTGTCTGCTTGTCAAAAAGATACACCGTGCAATCGCTGTTCGCAAGCATTTATCTCACCCCTCTGTAAAGCAGTCCTGTTCCGCTGAGCCATTTGTACACGATATCGTGAACGGCTCTGTCAGCGTTCTGCCTGCGGATATCTGAGCTTTCATATGACTTTGACCAGCCCCCAACGCTTTCGGAAGATACCCCCTGAGTGCCGCCCTCCTGCTCTGCCTTGAAGATGTTCTCCGCAAGCTCACAGCAGCACATTTTCACTTCTTCGGGGATATCGTTCTCGTCAACGTTGTCAAGGGTATATTGCTTCATAAGGCTTGTGGCTTGCATTGCATAGAAGTCAAAAGCGGCAGATATGTCAGGCTCTTTGCCGCAAAGATAAACGCCTATATAATAGCTCTCGCTTGCATATGCTTTCATACTGCCGCACCTCTTTACTTCTTGAATCTTGCAAGCACTACCTTTGACTGATCTGAAATAGCCACAGTGTAATGCTTGTCAGCAGATATATCTGTGCAGCGCTTTGTGCTTCTTCTCTCTGTTTCAACGTTGGTGTCACGCTTGAGGTAGATAGTCAGAGCTGATGTTTCGTCCTCTGTTTCAGTATCAGCGTTGAGCTTGATGATAGGGCATATGTAGAAAGTGCCAGCCTTAACAGCGGCGTTCTTTACAACATAGTCACCCACCTTTGGAGCGTAACCCTCTGCACAAGGCGTTACTGAGCCGAGCTTTATCTGTGAAGCAGTTGGTGAAGCTGTGCTGTCCGCAACAACTTCCTTTGCACCCTCTGCATCGCTGTCAACTCTCACATACTGTTCTGGGATAGCCTCGTTAAGTGAAACCTTCTTTGACGGAACGATACGGCAGTTCGCTATTTTGCCTATCTCGCCTGTCATGACCACATTGCCGTCATACTTATCGGCTGAAATGAAGTTCGGGTCCTTTCTAAGCTGTGAGTTCTGATGAGGATTAATAAACATAGCCTTTTCGGTGTTCAGCTCCTCATTGAACTTGTCAACAGCGTCAACAATGCCGCTGTAAGAGATAGCAGAAGCCGAGCCGTCATAGATGAGCTGAGCTTTCATAAGTGCGTCCATGCTGTCTGCGTCCACCTTAGAAGCGATAGACATTGCAAGCTGTGAAGTCGCCTGACCTACAGGGTTGCCATAGCCGCTGAGAAGAGCCTCGTCGGTTATCTCCACCGCTTTCATTGCTTTCTTCACCTTAGCCTGAGTGGAGTCTGTTTCAAGCTTGACAGTTTCGGCCTCAACGCCCTCTGCAACATCAACTGCGTCGCCGATATACTTGTACTGCGGCACTGTGATAGTATCGCCAGGCACGCCAACGAGTGTTCTGTCTATCTTCGCAAAGGGAGATACAGTTATCTTAGACTCTATCTTTGCGTCGATCATATCACTCATTACCTCAGGATCGATAAGGTCGGTGATCTTTGTCTGCTCTGCGAAATACTGCATAGAAATTCTAATGCCATTTGTCATTTTCATAATATCCTATCCTTTCAACTGTTCGTATTTTTCGGGGTCTGTTCGTTTAAGTTCCAGCCTCTGCATATACCCCATTTTTGCAAAGGTTTCCTTGCTCACTTCACCTGCGGCAGGCGTGCCTGTGGGAGCAACCGGGTTCTTGATAGGCTCGGAACTTTCAAAAAGATAATCGTTATCTTTCTTCACGTTCTCGATAGCCGTCTTGATATCCTCAGCCTGATTTTTGGAAGCTTTGAGAGTTTCCACATCAAGCAAAGCTTTAAGAGCCTTGACGTTTCTTGCCTTGCTTGCCGAGATAGCGTTATCAAGGGTAGCGTCAAACTCCATATCAGATATCTTCGCCTGATACTCGGTATCTTTCTTAGCGAGGTCAGCGGTGAGCTGTGCAACTTTACCGTTAAGCTCCTTGACGTCCACGCCCTCAAATTCTTTGAGAGAGTTCTGTGCGGTATCAAGGCTGTCCTTATAGTTATCACGCTCCACCTCAAGGCGGCTTTTCACCTTTTCAAACTCAGCCACAGTCTTATAATTCTCTGCCACCTGTTTTGTGATGTCCTGTTTCTTGTCCTCAGGGATAACGATACCCAGAGCGGCAAGGATCTCAAAAATGTTTTTCATATGTTTGTCCTTTCTACATAGCTTATATACCGCTCTGTCTGCGGTGTGAAAGTCTGACAGTTTAACGTCATATCAAGGACGAAATGGTGTAAAAAAGCACCCGTTAAGGTGCTTAGTTCCGATATTTGGGTATAAAAATACCGCCCGACATTAGTCAAGCGGTAAAATTATCATTTGAAATACTCTGTAAGTTCAACTTCTGAATCAATGTACACAGCGTCTATATAATAACTGTTGTGTACGATTATCTTCTTTCCGTTTAATTCATATATCTGCGTTTGTGAGCCGTCAACATCTGTCAGCATATCGGACCGTTCAATGCCTGGGATATGCTTTTCCAATGCCGCACATTGCTTTTCAAAAATTTCTTTGTCCGCAGCCGTGCAAATATTGTATTCATATTTTTTCATTGCTGATCATCCAATCCATACCTTTTATCTACTGATCTTCGTGTTTTTACAGCGGTCTTCAAAGTGTCTGCTACAGCATCTTCTCTGCTCATGTTTTTTCGTGCCATTTTATCTGACACCAAATCTTCAAAAGAAATGATAGGGTCGGTCTGGTCAAGGGTTTTACGAGCTTTTTGGTTTTCCATTAACTCTCTTGCCTGAAAGCGATACTTGTTACGCAGTTCACAAGCTTGTCTTGCCTGTTCTTCAATAGACTTGCTTTTGTCGATAAGCTGAGGGATATTTTTGTTATGGTGTCTGTACCACTTTCGCACGTCTATATCAGACATCTTACCTTTCATATCAATTATATCACTGTAATCTTTTTGCGTCAAGTCTATCTTGGTTTTTCCCACCCCCATATTCCCCAGTCCGTCGGCGTTCACACGCTCTCTCTGCTGAGGCAGACCCATTGCCTTTGAAAACCTTGTATACTCCTGGGAAGTGCCACGATATCGGCAGCGTGCGTTGATGATATCTTCCTCATCAGCACCTGCCTCTTCAAGAAGATGTATTTTCTGTCGCTGAGCTCTCATTGCAGTTTCAAGCTTTCTTTGTCGCTGTAAAGCTTCATACTTTGTGTACTCTTTATCACCGTACTTAACAGGCTTGTTCTCCTCTGCATTCATCTGTGCAAGTTCCTCGTCTGTGTAGGAACGCTCAGATATGCCGGGGATAAAGGGGTAATAATCGTGATAGCAATTCGCTCCGCACAGACCTGTCACAGTACCAAGACCGCAGATAGTTTCAAGCTCTTTTTTGCTGTAGACCTTGCCCTGCCATTCTTGATGAGAAGGTCTTGCCCCGCTGTGCCAAGTGACTTCAAAATAGTCTGTGCCAAGCTCTTTAGCGTTGTCCTCATTCATTTTTGCGGTTAGCTGTGAAAGCCCTGTCATTACCGAACGCCTTGCGGCTACGTCTGCCCTGTTGCTCCAGCCTGTGGCATAGTCCACAGTGCGCAGACCTGAGTTCGTCATATCCGAAATGACTTTCTTTATGACCGTGTTATAATCGAACGCTCCGCTTGCTATGCCCATTATGGCGTTATCAAGGCTCTGCTGATAGAAGTCAGCCGCCTGCGTGAATTTCAGCTTGCCGTCAGGCTGTTTTACTGCAAAGCCAAGTGACTGAGATATGTTTTTAAGCTCCCCCGAAGTCTGCTCCGATACAGCCGACAGCAGCCTTTGCAGACCCTCATTTTCTTCAAGGGGTATCCGTGCCTTGCCTTTGGTCTTGTATATGCTATCGTCCCATTCATAGCCTTTTTGCAGGATTTCATTGTACAGCTCTTTTATCTCAGCTTTGGAGAGGTCAAGGTTATCGGCTATGGCTTTCTTTATCTCACGCTTGCTCATTCCAAGCTCGTGAAGCCTGTATATCTGCCAATCCGCCGAACGTGTTATCTCGCCGTTTATCTTTATCCTGCGGACGATGTCCTCCATTATCTGCATTTCAAGGTCACGCAGGGGCTTGTCAAGAACCATTGAAACTCGCTCTATCTCACTTGCTTTGAGCATTATTCTATTACCTCTGCGGTGCTGTCGGAAGTCATTTTCTTAGCCGTTTCCTCGTCCTCACCATACCATTTCATTCGGTATTCCCACAGTGGCATTATGCCCATAGAAACGTCCTGACGATCGCTTGCACGCTTTGTTTCATCATCAGCAAGGATACTGTCCTCAAAGTTCACAGACAGGTCATAACCGCTTTGAGTAAGCCCATTATAAAACGCCAGCGAATAGCAGAGGTCTTCAAGGCAGACACGGAGATTATTCTGTATCGCCGTGACAGTATCAAACTTTCTCTGCTTTGAGGACTTTATCTCCGTTGCCGTCTTATCAACTGTCTGTGGGTTTGAGATATCCCCATAGGACAGCCCCACAGCAAACTCTATCTCACGCTTGTATTCTTCAAGTCCTGCGATAAAATCAGCCTGTCTTAACTGTGGTGAGAACTCGTGATAAAAGTCACCGCTCGTGCCAGCTGACACGTTTACCCCTCTGAAAAGCCGTTCATTGAGCTTAGGCATTTCTGCACGCTTCTTACCTGTGAACGGGTCTGTCACAGGTCTTAACACAGCCTCGTCAACGTCTATGGCACGCTCTCCTGATTCAAACTCCCAATCGAGCCTGCCAAACTGGATATCAGCTTTTTTTATGACTTCTTCCGCACCTGCAAACACTGATACGCCTGAATGTGAACCATCAACTGTATTGTCGATAGGGTTGACATAATAGCCGAAAGAGGGTCGCAGCATAAGGGGATAGGCTATCTGAGGGATAAGCTCTGCCCACTCTGATACAGCCGTGAGAGGTATCTCAGCACCAAGAGACACGCCATCATTTGAGCGGAAAGCCCTGTTTGTGATAGTCAGCCCTTTTTCATAGTCCAGAGCGTGATATTCAAGCCTTATGCGGTAATCATTATCGCCCATGCGTTTTATCTCAGGGAAAATGACCTTTATAAGCCTGCCGTTCACGTCATACTCCACAGGAATGAACTGCGACTGCGGAACATACTGCACCTTATCAGCACCCAGCGGCTTTATTATCATTGCTCCTGTTGCAAGACCTCTTTGCAGATTTTTGTTGAGGTTTTCAAGAGCGTTTTTCATTATGGCATCAAGCTTATCGTTGGAAACTTTCAGGGTCATTTCATTGATAGCCGTGTTTGCAAACTCCCTCACAACAGCGTGTTCAAGCCGCAGAGAGTGAACTCCCTTGGGTGCTGCATTACCTGCATACATTCTGTCCCACTTGTCGATAGCTCTTATCATACTGTCCGTCACGGCGATATCAATGCCGTAAACGCCCTTTATATCTGACTTTGAAAGCATTCTGCTTATCCACTCCCTTATTTTTGAAATAATGCCCATAGCTTACTGACCCCGCCTTTTCCATACTCTTTCCATTGCATACCGAACGGCGTCGATAACGTGGTCATTGCCGTCGGGATAGCCGCTTATAACGTTGCCCTCTTTATCTCTGTCATATTCGCAGTTGATAAACTCCTCGCAAGCCACAGGACAACGCTTGTTATCTATAACGATACTTCGCAGAGATTGCAGCCACTTATATGAATACTCCCTGCTGTTAGGACCTTTCTCTGCACCTCTCGCAAGCAAGCCGTATGCTCTGTAATCCTCAACAGATTTATTCTCTGCACTGTCGCAGGTGATAAGGTCATTTGCTGTGATACCAAGCTCCAGCAAATGCTTTGCGGTATCAATATTCTTTGTTTTGTTGCAGGTGTACTCCTGCCATATGAACAGCGTGTGCTGAGCAGGGGCATAATGCACTCTGACAAAAGCGTAAAGGTCGGGATACCAGCCCCAGTCAACGCCGTTATAGATGTTATCGAACTGTGCTATCTCGTCGTCGGTTATCTCTCTTATGAGGACGTTATCGAAAACATTACCGCCTGTGCCGTTTGCAACGCCCATATACTCGTTCTCATAGGCAGTGGGATTGGTTTCTTTGAGAAATTCGGCGTCATCAAGAAAAGGCTTGCCAAGCCACTTTTTCGGCACAGTTAGATAAGTGCTTTCGGTAACGAGTCTGTCCGTTCTCGGCACTTTGATGTACTTATTCGCCCAATTCTGAGCCGACTTCGGAGGGTTGAAAGACTTGAACTTATAGGCTCTCTCACCGCCTCTTATAACAGACTGTTCTATCGTTCGCACAGCTTCTTCACCGCCGAACTGGTCAAGCTCCTCAAACCACACGATGCCGATATAGCCAAAAGGCGGCTTGATAGACTTTATCTTGTGCGGGTCATCAGCACCACGAAAGTATATTTTCTGCCCTGTTGAAATGCGTGTGATCTCAAGGGGCGACTTTGTACAGGCAAACTCATCATCAAGACCAAGTGCAGATATTGCCCAAAGTATCTGAGAATAAACGCTGTCTTTAAGAGTATTCGCCACAGAACGCAGGACGCAGGCGTGCATATTCTCGTTCTTCATCAGCAGGTCGATAACGTTCAGACCGCAGAATGAAGATTTAGTCGAGCCACGTCCGCCAGGGAAAACATACTCGGAATGTTCCTGCTCTGCAATATCGAACAGGACAGGCGAGAACGCAGGAGCGACAAGGCTCGCAGGGATACCGCTGTACGCCTTATCAGGCATAGAAACAGGCTCAAGCTTTTGTTTTTCAAGCCTGAGCCTTGCGTTATCGTATTTTATCTTATGCTTGAGCATATCGTCATCACGGATAATGTCACGCAGCTCTTTCACCGCCGCAACGTCCCCTTGCTTAGCCCTCGCCATAAGAGCCGCATTCACAAGCAGCATATTATTTATGAAGTCAGGGTCAAGGCTGTTAAGGTCAATGCCCTGCTCCACGAGGAACTCATAGTCCGCTCTGGTATTGGCAGGCTGTTCAAGCAAAAAGTCCATTACCTGTTTCATAGTCTTTTTACGCCTGCGGACTTCGCCTGATTTTTTACCGCCTTTGGAACCGTTTTTTCGAGCTTCACTCGAGCTTGGAACTATTAAATTCTGTTCATTCGGCATTCACCTCACCTCGATTTTTTGTTCTTTGGGGTATAAAAAAGCCCCGGCAAGCGGAGCTTTATTATTATGGATGATTTTTCTTTGAAATTTTATTTTTCATATTATTTATAGCTTCTTCAGACATTTTATCATGTATTTTAGTTTCTCCTTTTTTAAATATCAACAGCTTTATAAAAACATAATACACATATGTTAAGTTCAAAGTAAAAATTATTAAAATAAAAAACCATATTTTTAAAATATTAGAATTTTTGCTACATAATAAGACAAGCATAGAGAATAAATCAATCAAAACCGTATTAAAAACATTTATCATCATAGTCAAACGTATTTCAGTATTGTCAACAGTTTTGAAAAACGCCGTAATAACATTGCTATCATCTTTATCATATTTTGATTTTGCATTAATTAACTGCCCTAACATGGTACCAAAAAATCCAAATAAAATCGACGAAACCGTTAATGTTGATTTCATGACCTCATTAATATTATCATCTTGGATTTGTAAAAACGGTAGTTTACTTTTTATAAAACATACAATAAGTGCGATAAATATTGGTATACCATACGATTTGCCTATACACTTTAACGCTACCTTAAATTTATTTATAGATATCACCCTCTAATTGTAGATAAACGTTTTTGAAAAAATGATAACATAGTGTTTCTAACCTTTATGCTGCTTAGGCACGTTCTTGGCTCAATGACAAATTCCATTTTGTCCGTAAGAATATTTTTTTCAAATAAATCATATTTATACGAATTATCGTTATCATCAATATAAACTACGTTGGCTTTTCTAAAATTTTCATTTTCTTTTATTAGGTCTATTAGATTATTAATTTCTTCTTCGTTCATACCATTCTCTTTTGAAGAATGTCCCATTCCAAACCTTATATACCCAGTCTTTCCCCCACATTTATCCAAAGTATGTAAATATGCACCAATACCATTATTATCCCCCATACCACTATAATCTTGTGTACTATCAAAAGAAAATTCAATTTGTCTGTATTTTTTGTGCTTAAGCGTTTTTATATCAAAATTATTATAAATAGGCTCAAGCGTTATAAATTCACCGTCATCAAACAAATTATTTTTCATTGCTGTAAAATTAATATAATCCTTTATTCTATCAACGGATAAACTACCTCTGTTAATTTGAATCATCAACGTTTGACTTTTCACATCATAGATTGTATTTACATCGACCGCAATGTATTCATCATCATCCAAATCTATTGGCTCAATCTCTTGATCATCAAAAGCTTTGCTTGGAATAAAAGCGTTTGTCATTTTTATAAATCTCAAATGTACAAAATCATCATCTCGTTCCATTATATGCTCTGATTCCAATCTTGAAGGATATCCTTTTATTTCAGCAATTCTTTCTGCAAGGTTAAAATCAATCATGCAATTAATCCAATTACCCAAATCATATCTTTCTCGTTTTTCTCCATCATGAAAGACAACTCTAAAATATTGAAATTTAATAATCTTTGAAACTGGCATAATAAAATTCTCCTCATAATAATATTTCTTAAATAATATCACTAATCAGAGCGAAAATCAACGAAATGCACCGAATTTCTATATACTGCATAAAAGTCAATTACCTTTTTTATGCAACATATCAAAAATTCGACATTTATGAACTTTTTACGACACAACGCAAAAGCGACCGCAAAAATGCAGCCGCCCTTGCAAATATATTATAAGGAGTTTAGTAAATGTTGGAGCAGATGTTGAGCTGGCTCGCTCTCGACCTGCATACGGAGCTTTCGCCCCGTCGGACTTTTTTTATGGAGGTCCGCAAAGAAACTTTTGCCGTTATGGCATATTATCATTATACTCTCTTGACAGGGGTGATACAAGGGCTTTTTCGGGTGTCTGATAAAATTTCTTGAACATTTTTATCGCATTTGGACCAAGCACCTTGCGAGTATAATTTGCCTCACGGTCAAGAGCCTCAGCTGTTCGTTCCCATGACATTCCGTTTATGTATTTGTTGATTATCAACGCCGCAAGTCTGCTGTCAGGCATACTGTCCGTGATACACAATACATTGTATGACATCTGTTCGTAACTTTTGCAAAGCTTTTCAAGCTCCGTCTTATAGTCAGCTATCATCACAACGCTGTCTTCTATCTTTCTTGACGTGCCGCCTGTAAAGCTGGGCGGTATATCGGAGCTTTGCGGCGATGTACTCTCAGCCCTTGCATAGCATTTTTCTATGGCACGCCTTATCGCCGATATACGCTTGTCTATATCCACCAGCTTGTTCAAATATTCTTCTGCTGTCAACCTTTATCCCTCCTCGATCATTCTTCCGCAAACAGGACAGAACTCAAAACGGACTTCCTTGCCGTCTGCACCAAGCTTTTCGCTCCACTCTGTCACTCCATTGCAGTATTCACAGCCTGCATATTCAGGTAAGTTTACGCCGTTATGTTTCGCAAGCCCCTCGTCGCAGAGTATCAGTTCAAGTGCCTGCAATGCGTATACGAGCTTTTCTTCCCTGTCCTGCGTTTTGTTTATCTTCCAGACCGTTGTCTGCCCTCTGCGGATATTCTCCTGCATTATGCAGGCTTGCCTGAAAAACCTGCCGTTTCGCTCTTTACTGTGAAGATACTCCCGCTTGTATTCTGCCTGCTTGTCCTCGCATATCTCTTTTGACCAGCCCTCGTGCCTGTTCTTGTAGCCAAGTCTTGATAACTGCGAGAAATATTTGTATTCCTCAGCAGGATACTCGTCATAAATGAGCCTGCCGTCTATCGCCATATCTTCATATCTTGCAAATTCTTCTTGTGACATTCGTTTGAAATCTATCTTAATGATTATCCCCCCTCTGTGAAGGGTTGTGAAGGGTTTGCACCCTTTTTAAAGAATTCTTTCTTTATATATATTCTTTTTTATTTTCTAATACGAAAGGTTAGAAAACCCCTTCAACCCTACACAACCCTACACGCTTACAATTACTTACACATTATCAAGTGACAGTCCATTGAAGTATATACCGCCTCTTGTTCTTACTTTTTCAAAGCGTTTTGCAAGCTCCATACCGAACTTTGTTGAACTCATACGATATTCATTGTTCTGCTCAGCCCAGTTAAGATATGCCGCAAAGAGCTGACTTGACTTAACGCTCAGACCCTTGCCCACAGTACACTTATCCTCAACAAATGCAGAGATAACGTCCATTTCACGGCGGTACTCCCTCACTTCTTCAAGGACGGCACGAGGCATTTTAAGTCCCTCTTTCTGCCACAGCAAACAGCCCTCAACTGCCCAGCGGAATATGCCCGTAAGCTCCGCCGACAGCTTGCATTTCAGCCTGCGGTCTATCTTTTCTTCGGGTATCTGTACAGTGAACGGTATCATATGTATCCTTCGCCATATGCCCGTATCAGTTCCTCTGATAACAGGCTTATGGTTTGTCGCCATCCAAAGCTTGAACTCAGGCTTGAACTCGAACTCGTCGCCGTAAAGCTTTCTTGCCGTAACAGTATCGTCGCCTGTAAGCTGTTTGAGCAGACCCTCGTTGATACGAACACCCTCGTTAGGCTCAACGCTTGTCACGAGCCTTGCACCTTTGAGCCTTGCGATATCGCTGTTTATGGCGGTGCTCTGATTACTGCGCACCATAATAGTTTCAGGCTGGATATTTGCCGCATAGTCCCCGAAAATATCCCTTATGATATCAATGAAAGTTGACTTGCCGTTTCGTCCTGTTCCGTAAAGAAAGAACGCACATTGCTCGGTAGTCGAGCCTGTCAGGGAATATCCCACAGCTTTCTGAACGTATCTGATAAGGTCTTTATTCCCTCTAAAAATATCATCAAGAAAGGCAAGCCAGCGAGGACAGTCGGCATTCTCTGAATACTCAACGGCTGTCATTTTCGTCAGATATGTCAGAGGGTCGTGAGGAGATATGCCGCCGCTGCGAAGATCTATCACTCCCCCAGGTGTATTGAGAACAGTTTTAAATCTGTCCATTTGAGCAGGCAGAACAGGAACGTGGTGCATGACCTCGTTTAGCATTGCGTTCTTTGATTTGTTAGAACGGCAGGACTTCATATGCTTTTCAAAAGCCTTTGCCATATCCGTTCCCTCGTCTGCGTCAAGCTGAGCGTACACCTTTGCCTCTGCCGCCATACAAGCCACAGCCTTATCAGCAAGGCGTTTTACTGTGCCTGTCATATCGGTACACCACTTTCTGCCGTCATACCAAAGCCAGCGTTTGTCTGTATAACAGTATCTCACCTGCTCGCCGAAAAGGTCAACAAAGCGTTCTGCGTTGCCTGTATCGTCAAATGAATAAAGTCTTGGCTTGGCTTCTTCCTGCTCCACAGCGCCCACAGAAACAGGCTCAGAGGGCGACTTAAAGTTAAGAGAAAATCCCCCTGCGAACTTTGGCGAATAGGTCTTGTCGCAATCTGCAATGGCTTTCTGGATCGTGAGTGCACCATAGGTCGAACCGCTTTGCGCCCTGTCCCACTTTTCACGCATAAGACCTGAGGAACGGAATATCATATCCATCTTCTCTGCGTCACAGCCTGTCCAAAACGCAAGCATCGAGCAGAACGCCATATCAGCTTCACTCTGCGAAGCATATCCTGCGGTTCTTCCACTGTAGAGCGACACGAACTTTCCGCCGTTCTTTGCACCTGCCGCAGCTTTGATTATCTGGTCTGCGGTGTCAAGTCTGACAGCAGGAACAGCCTTTGCCACAGGCTCATGACCGCCTCCTATGTACTTTTCGTGCAATGGCTTTATGCTGTCGGAGCACTCTGCAATGCCCTCATATTCTGAGCAGGAGTTGCCTGTCATAACGAAAAATCTGCCGTCCTCATACATCTCAACTGAGCCTTTACGTCTGCCACGCTTCGGGAGTGTTCCTCTGCATATGATATGTATGCCCTTACCCGATTGAGATATCTCAGTATAGCTTTGCAGGGTGGAGATAAATTCAGATATGATGTTGCCGTTCTCTCCCCTTTGGTATGCCTCAAGCTCCTCCTCTTTGCCGTCAATGTCAACACCGAAATATGGACAGCCACCGAACATAAATCCTATGCCCGAATGTTTTTTTGAGGCTCTCACCGCCGTATCGAAATCGCACCAAGTAGAGGGGTTATTTGACATAGCCCCTCCGCCGGTAAGTGCGTTTATCGGCACTTTCTTTATCTTCCCTCTCTTTTCATCAGGCACAGCGTCCCAGCATATCCAGTTTGGCAGGGCTTTAAGCTCCTGCGGTATTTGTTCGTACATATATCCAACTCCTAACATAAATTTTGAAAAGTCAAAGCCTTTCACTTATCCCCGAAAAGCACCACTTTTGTTGCATAAAAAATACAACAATTGCAGAAATGTTGCCAAATTAAAATATAAATCATTTGTTTGCACAAAATATTATCTGCGTTTTTATGCAAAAGCACTATGACTTTTCGCTTTTCTCAGAAATCAGAACGGCACGCCGTCATCTGTAAGCACGTCCTCAAAATCTTCAAGCGAGCCTATGGCGCTGTCAGCCTGCGTATTTGTCTTAGGCATTGCAAAGCCCGTCTGCTTAGTCGCAAAGCTGTCCGCCTTCGGTGCAGAGGATTTAAACTTATGCTTGCACTCAGGATACTTTGTAGGGTTGACAAAATTAATGCGTTCCTGCTCCTTGCCGTTCCATTCCTCGTGTGTGAGATCTACCCTTATGCACTTGTTCAGCAGGTCGGTGCAGTATGCTTTAAGGCTGTCATACTCCTTGCCGTCGGGAAGCTTAGCCGCCTTGCCCATTGCCATAAGCTGAGCAAAGTTGTAGCCCTCCACCTGCATATCGTTCTCGTTAGGTTCATGCTTTTTCCATATGGTGTGAAACAGGCAGGAGTTGCCGTATTTCTGTCCCTGCACGTCATTTCTGATGACGAGAGTGAAGTTAAGACCCATAGAGCCTTTCTTTGTTGTGCGTTCCTCGATAGCGGTTATGATGCACTCGTAATCGCCCTCAGGCTTTAATCCGTTCTGAAATGCCTCTGATTGATTTGACTTAAATCCCATTTTTTATTCCCCCGTTAGTAAATTTACTGCGTCCTCTGCTGATCGGCATATGCCTGCCAATGCTCCGCACTCACGCATTTTTGTTATAAAATTCTTCTGCTCGGGACGAACTCGTCCCGACTTTGTTTTGACTTCGATAAAGACAGCTCTGCCGTCCTTATGCCTTACGCCGAACAGGTCTGAAAAACCTTTCGGCACTCCTGTGGTGAAATATCTGCCGTCAACTGTCCTGCTCTCGCCCACGTTCACACGAAAGACAGTGCAGTAGGGCGATACCGCACAGCGTATCTCGTTTTGTATCCTATGTTCTTCCGTCAACCTATAAGCCCCCTTTGCCTTGCCTGATAATACGCCCAGCCTGATTTGTAGCCGTGACTTTTCGCATACTGCAAAAGTTCGGGATAGGTATGACAATCGGCAGGACTTGAAAAGTCAAGCTTAAATCCCTCCACCTTTACAAGCCCAACGCTGCTGTCAGTTTCAAGCTTTCTCTCGGCTGTGGGAAACTCATATCCGCAATGAGGACAGCATACTTTCACCCCCGCAGGAGGAGCAGAGAAGGTATAGAAACATTCGGGGCATTGCTTCACCTTGTCGCTCTGCTCCTGCTTTTTATGCTGAGTTTTCGGCTTTTTCTCCAAGCTCCACTCCCTGTCATCGTCAGGCATACCAAACCTTGCATAGTTGCCAACGTGGTCGATTATGACGGCTCTTTTGTTAGGTCTATACCGCATACATCTCATAGCCTGCTGAATGTAAAGAGTAAGGCTCTTGGTGGGGCGCAGGAGTATGGCACACTCGCAGTCGGGGACGTCAAAGCCCTCTGAGATAAGGTCAACGTTGCACAGCACCGTTATATCTCCCCTGCGGAAAGCTGAGATAATGCTGTCACGCTCGCTCTTAGGAGTAGAGCCGTCAATGTGTGCCGCCTTTATGCCGTTTTCATTAAACACCTCTGCCGTTCGCTGAGAATGTCTGACGGAAGCACAGTAGCAGACCGCTTTTTTGCCATTTGCTAACTGTTTGTAATACTTTATGACGTCGCCGAAAACAGTATTTTTCACCATAGCTTTCTCTATCTCCGCCGCCATATATTCACCGTGAGAAACGTGCAGTCCTGTAAGGTCGGCAACGTCAGGGGCGTAGTAGTCATAAGGTGCAAGGCAGCTGTTGTCAATAAGCCATTTTGCGGATACGCCAATGATAAGCTTGTCGTTCACGTCACCAAGCCCGTCGCCGTTAAGGCGGACAGGAGTCGCTGTAACGCCCACTCTCGGCACGTCTGAAAAGTATTCGTATATGCGTTTGTAGGACTGAGCAAGGCTGTGATGATTTTCGTCAGTTATGATAAGTGCAGGTCTGGCAAGCTTTTTAAGCCGTCTTGTAATAGTCTGCACCATACCCACCTCGCAGAGTTTCATATCAACGCCCCAGCGGATAAACGTCTTTTTTATCTGCTCCACAAGCTCACGTCTGTGGACGAGAAAAAGCACTCTCTTGCCGTTAAAGGTCGTCCGCCTAGCCATTTCAGCAACTATGCAGGACTTTCCTCCACCGCAGGGCAGGACTATGCAGGGTGCTTTATACCCTGCACGCCAAGCCTGCCTTACCTGCTCCACCAGCTCATTCTGATACGTTCGCAGTTTCATTGGACTTCGCCGCCTTTACCCTTTTCAGAACGCATTTCATACAAAGCTGTTTGCCGTAATTCTTCATCGAGCCGTCTATTATCTGCTGAACTGTACGCTTGCCGTCTGACATTATCGTCTTTCCGCACTCTGAGCAGATATGTTCGTCTGCAAGATGATAGTATGTCCTAAGCGCTTCATCAACAAGCTTCAGATCGTTGCTTATGTACATACTGTCAAACAGCCCGATAGGACTTTTGCAGGTATCCGTTCCGTCCGTCTGAGTGGCGAAAAGATACTTGCCGTCAACCACAACAGTTTTAAGCACAGTTGTGAACATACCCTCGACAGTTATCTTCTCATCAAGCAGTTTGCCGATAGTCTTGGCTTTCTGCCTGCCGTCCTCGCCTGTATCAAGGTGATTGAGAAAATACACGATAACGTCCTCCGGAAGCATTTCAACGCTTCTCACAAGCTCCCAGAAATTCTTTGCAATGTCGGTGAACTTCTGATAGCCCGTTTCCTTTGCACGGCGCATAAACTCGTTCACCATAAGATACTGACTATCGTCAACGGCTATGGACTTTGCCGTCTGAGCTTTCATAAAGCGTTCTATCTCGCCGTAATTGTCGGTATGTATCGTTGACTTAAACTGTGTGCGGAACGGAAGCTGTTTTCCGTTCACGTTCACAAGAGCAAGCTCGTCCTCTTTGAAATTTCTCAGGGAAGCAGATTTGCCGCTTCCCGAAAATCCTAATACAAGTATCGCAAGTCCCATTCTCTTTTCCTCCTTATCTTATGGTCAGTCCCGGTCTGCGGACAACTGCCGCATAGGGGATCTCTCTGCCTGCTTCGATAGCCGCCTTGACAGCTGTCTTGCTTATGTCAGGATCTTTGTATTTCAGCAGGCTGTCATCATTGACCTTTGCCCACTCCACGAAGGCTTTCGGGTCTGTTATCTCGGTACTTTCCCTGCCCTTTGTAATGCTTATCTTAGCCATAACGCCCTCTATTTTGTTAAGGTTGACCCTCTGCATACTGTTCATAAGATAAGCTTTAAGGCTCTCTGCCTGCTTGATTTTCTGCTCACGTCTTGCTTTGAGGGCTTTCTCCTCTGCTTCAAGCATTTTCGCCTCGCTGCTCAGCACCTTAACATAAGCCGCAACGTTCTCCGCCTTGTCTGTAAACTCAGCCTCAACGCATTCAAGGGTATCAAACCACACCTTTTCAGCCTCTGCCTTTTCCTCTGCCGTAAGCTCGGCATTTTCCGTCATATCCTCAAGGCTGTCAAAAAGCCTCTGAAAATCGTTTGTAAGCTCATAAAGTTTCATTTTTTATACCTCCAGTTTTGAATTGATTATATCCGCAAGCTGTCTTGCTTTCTGTGTGAAAAGTCCGTAATTGTCGCTGTCATTATGCTCGTTCACAAAGCCCACGAGCCTTGTTACGCTGTCAACAGCGGTGGAAAGATAAGCCTTGAATATGGCTTTATCGTCCTGCGTTGACGTTATCTCTGTCTTCCCCGCAAGCTTTTTCTCATACTCCGCCTTAGTTCTGTCAAGCTCCTCACGAAGTTGTGAAAGCTTGTCCTGCTTATCCTTTTCAGCCTGCTCAGCTTTCTGCAAAAGCTCTCTGCGGTCTTTCAGGCTGTCTTCTTCAAGCTTTGAATATTTTTCCGACCAGTCAAGATCAACACGCCGCATAGCGTCTTTAAGGTTTGCCACCTCTTTGCTGTCCGTTTCCACAGCCACCTCGATAGGACGGCTCTCAAGCTCCTTTATCTCGGCTTCAAGCTGTGTTACCTTATTTTTCATTTCAAGCACCTTTTTATCTGCTATAAAGACCTGATGGCTTGCCTCTGCATTTGACTCCATGGCTCTGTCACGCTCGTTCTGCAAAATATCTATTTTTGCTTTGAGCTCCTTGACAGTAGTGCTTTCAAGGTCGATATTTTCCGCAAGCTCTGTTCGCTCTTCATCGGAAAGCTTAGCAAGAAGTGTCAGCTTTTTAACTCCGATCTGTAACCTCGAGGTTACGAAATCCTGTGGCAGATTTTCAGCGATCGAAATGTACCTGTATACATTCATCTTTGAAAAACCTGTTTCCTTTTCACAGTAATCTCCAAAATCGGAATACCCAAGCTCCTTATAAAGCCTGCTGTCCCTCATTTCCTTAAAGCCCATACACATATCGTAAAGGCTCTGCTGTGCAAGCTGAGCTGAGGTCTTTATCCTGCGGTCAAGCTCAGCCGCCTTGATATATTCTGTCGATAGTTCGTTCATGCTGTTTTACGCTCCTTTCGTTTCTCATCGAACACCCTGTCAAGATACCGCTGATACTTCTGTTCAAAGTCCTTTATCTCCTGCGGTTTGTCCTCGCCGCCGTTTTGTACCACGTTGTTCCTATACCCTCTGCACTGCACGATACCGCCGTATTGGCTCACCTCAACAGTATAGTAAGGCTTGTTAGGTTCAGAGGCTTTCCGCAGGAACATTATACTTAGCTTTCCCATAGCATGGCGTTCTGCATATCCGCCCACACAATGGGAAAGTATCCTGCCCTCGTCCTCTATCTCTTTCAAACTGTGTGGCTGTCTGATAAGCAAGCCGTCTGCCGAAAATTCAAGGCAGACACGCTCTGCAAGTCTTTTTGTGAAGTTCTGCAAAACAAGCTCATCATGCTCATAGTTGATGATCTTAGTGAGCCTGTTGTGCATTGTCCAGAAATCGTGTGGCAACGCTATCATTGTATCGTGAATGTTATACTCCAGCGTTTCGCACTGCTCCAGATAGTCGCTGTAATCGAGAGGTGTCATTTCCTGCTCGTGTATGTATCGTGCCACCCTTTGCGGTGTAAGACCTGTTATCCTCACAAGACGTTCAAGAGTGCCGTGTTCGTTCTTAAAAACCTTTGCTATACTCAGTAAATCTTCCGGTCTGAGTTTTGGATATTCCTCACGATAGTCAAGGTACTGCTCCCACAGCTGTTCGCTGCCTTTGAGTGTCTTGAACTCCGTCTTGTTTAGTCTGAGCATTTTCAGCAGGTCATTACTTTTCCAGTTCACACGCTGAGAGAGCAGGAACTTTTCCTGATATCCCCACCAACCTGTGTATCTCACGCTTGTTACGTCATAGTCTTGTTTCATAAGATACTCAAGATTAGGGTGCTTGCAATATGCGTGAAGATAGCTCATCAGCATATTACCGTGATAATGCTGATACTGACTGTACCGCATATCCGACTTGTCTATGGCTTTTATGTTCAGCACCGAATAGGAATTATCATAGTTATATCCCATACAGCACTTGCAAAAGACAGGCTCACGGAAGTCATTACGCACCGACCAGTTAATGCCGTTATCACTGCCGTATCTCACCGAGCCGTCACGGGCAAACACATACCGCTGTCTTTCCACAAGGTCACCCGTTGAGTATCGGTGAAAGCAACGTGCGAAAAGCTCAGCTCCCCTTGTGAGGAACACCACATAATTCTTTGCACCCTTGCCTTTCATCTTATCCATAAGCTCTTTATCCACCGCAGGAAAGCAGTAGATAAGAGCCTCTTTCCTTGCTATTTTCATACTGTCACCTCAGAAATCAAGCAAGCCGTCAAGTGACAGGCTGACAGGCGGGTTTGCTGTTTCTTCGCTGCCCAAGCCGTCGCCCAGGTCGATAGTCATATTGAAATGAACGTCCGCACCCTTGAAGTAAAATCTTACAGCTCTGCGGTAGACCTCGATATCCGAAATACTTTCCCCTGCACCCTTGACAGCATTTTCCGCACACTCGGCGAAAGTCCTGTCCGTCTGCAGGACCGCCTGAGCGAACTCCTCGTTCTGCTCACAGAAAGTTTTGAGGACCTCAAGAGTAGGCTTTGCAACCGCCTGTGCATACTTGCCAAGCTTAGCGGCAGACAGTTCCTGCGACAGCTTGTCCTGAGCTTTCTTTGCGTTAATGTTCATTGCCGTCACCGCCTTTCAACTTTTCAAGCTTATCCCTTGTGCTGCATATCTTTCCATACGCCTCGCCAATGTCAAAGGCTCTATGTTCTCGCTCAGACATTCCTTCATAGATACCGATTATATCTGTACAGGCTTCGTCTACGGTATCATATGCTTGACAAATCTGTTCTTTTGTGCTATTATCAAGGTGTATGTTATCGGTATCTTTTGATACCACCTCCGAGCTTGTGCTGTTGGCAGACAGTGCAGGCTCGTTTTTTATGTACTCCGCAAGATATGTACCACACTTAAAATCTTTTTTACTGAGCGGACAATCTTCGCAATTAACAGTAAATCCTGTACAGTAGTTTACCGCCTTTTCAAACTCCTCTTTCGGTATCATCTTTATCCTCCTCTTTCTCAAAACGTTTCTCCCAGTGCCTATCCACCACGCTCAGCACAAGATACATCACTACATCTATGCCTGCAAGCACAGCTATTGTTATCAGCAGTATTCCTACAATGTTCATTACCACTTTCCTTTCATTTCAACTTCGACCTTGACTATGGGTCTGCCTGCTTCTCTCACCGCACGCTCTAATTCCTCACGAACTGTGTCTTCTGCGGTCTCTTTAACGTTGCGATACAGTCCATAGATTGCCAGTGCAACCAGTGCCACACACAGTGCTATGGCTGACACATATCTGATGATCTCCAACGTTGTTATCAGGTTGTTCATTTTCTCACGTCCTTTCATTTAAACGTCCTGTGTTTTAAGCTATCCATTCAGGGTGCTCAGTTCTTGCCGTTTCACAAAGCTTATCCCAGAGCGACGGGTCGCGCCCGACCATATCCTGCAAAGCTCCTGCAAGCTTGCGTCCGATACTGTCCACAGCCGCCTGCCGCTCCTGCTCCGTGCAATCGTCCCAAAGCTTGTAACTCTTGCCGCCGTCGAACGAAACGTGCCTTATGACCTTTAAAGGCGGATATTTCGGCATTTTTATCACCTCCTACTCAATTCTATTGGATATCGGGGTTGTACTATGCTAGACAAGCTCCTCGATAACGGCGATATTCTTGCCCTCTGAGCGGTCAACAAGGTCCATAGCCTCGCCTGCCGTCTTTGCCGTGACTGTTACCAGCCTTACGCCGCTGAACTTGTCTGTCAGCTTAATTTTGTAGTGTTTCATTTTTGTACCTACTTGAAAAATCTAACTTTGTGTGGTATAATACATTTATCATAAATAAAGGATGTGTAAATCTATGACTGATGTAATTACTTCAAACAACGCACTTCACAAAGATGATGATATTGAATTTAATATACAATTTCCTTGTTTTTGTCCTCATTGTTCACAAAACATATTTGTTAAACATCTAAAAAGCTTCCACATCAGGCCCACTTATGGTGGCTCAATAACTATTTATGCAAACTTTTTGTGTCCTAGTTGCGAAGAAATATTTATGGCTATATATAAGGGCTACCCTGCAGAAACGCTTATTCCATTCAAGATAATTCCAGAAACCTCAGAACGCATAGATTTTGATACTGACATCTCTGAGATATCACCTGGATTTATCAAAATTTATAATGAATCGTTTCAAGCTGAACAAAATGGACTAACTGAAATATGCGGTATGGGTTATAGAAAAGCTCTTGAATTTCTGGTTAAAGATTTTGCGATTAATCTTCACCCAGAAGAAGTAGAAAAAATCAAAAAGCAACCGTTAGCTCAATGTATCGAAAACTTCATAGACAGTCCAAAGATAAAAACCCTTTCAAAAGCTTCTGCTTGGATCGGTAATGACGAAACCCACTATTGCCGTCAACACGAAGATTACAATATAGAGCATTTAAAAGCTTTTATTAATGCCATTGTTTCATACATAAACTCAGAGCTTGAACTAAAAAAAGCTGAACAACTTGTAGGAAAATCTGATTAATCCTTTTCGCAGAGCAATTTTCCGTCAAGAGTCCAATACTGAATGACCTCTCTACAGGGGTCATTTTCTGTTCCTGCACCTTTCAAGGCTCTTGTTACGATCACCTGCTCAATTCTGGCACTGTCACACCCTCTTGGAGTAGCAGTAATTTTCTTTTCCACGTTTCTCTCACCCCCTCTTTAATCACTTGTTGCATTATGCAACTCACTGAGTAAAAAAATATTTGCCGAACTCTCCAGCATCAATGTGGAGCAAGTGTGACAGTTTCTCAGCCTCGTCCAAGTCAAACGGACGAACATTGTTTATTTTCTGATTAGCTGTGGGTTGAGCTATGTTTAAACAATGTGCAACGTCAGCTTGGGTCAGTTCAAGCTCCTTCATTCTACCCTTGATCTTGTTCGTGTTTACCATATGCCAGCCTCCTTTCTTGTTGCATTATGCAACTTACTGCATTATCATAATAGCACATAACTTTTCACTTGTCAATAGCATTTTGCAACATTTTTTTATTTTTTTCAAAAAAGCTATTGCATTATGCAATTTAATGTGATATAATCATTATAACGAAAGCAGGTGAGCAAGATTTGAATACCGTAGAAATTGGAAATAGAATAAAAGCTGCAAGAGAAGAAAAAGGACTTACACAAGAAGAACTTGGTATCCGTCTTGGATTGAACAAATCAACTATCCAAAGATATGAGGCAGGAAAAATTCTCAGAATAAAATTACCTGTTCTTGAATCAATCGCTATTGAGTTGAATGTTAATCCTGAATATCTTGCATTAAAAACTGATGATCCTAGCCCTAAACATTCTTCTCATATTATAGACTCCAACGCAACCATACTCCCGCAAGACAACGTACATATAATACCTATATATGAGAGCGTGTCGGCTGGGTTTGGTGCTTATGCTGACGATTATGTTGTAGGCTATATGCCGCTTTATATCGTCAGCGAGGAAGAAGCTAAGAATACAATGTGCATTGTCGTTTCGGGGGACAGTATGTATCCGAAGATAGAGAACGGCGATAAGATACAAGTATTAAGGCAGGATTGGGCTGAGGACGGACAGGTAGTTGTTGCCCTTATCGACGGTGAAAACGGCGTTGTGAAGAAAATCAAGTATTCTGATGACAAGATAACCCTTGTATCATTCAACCCCGAGTATCAGCCAAGAGAGTTTGTCGGTGCAGAAAGAGATCGCATAAGAATACTCGGCATTGTAAAAACGGTTATAAAATCCTTATAATAAAAAAATCCCCGTCAGCACCGCAAATACTGACAGGGATAGCACACAGAATTTTCTCCCGCATGATTACAAATACATTATATCACCAATTTAAGACAATGTAAATGATTTCATAAATTGTTTACAAATGTCGATTTATAGGGAGGAAAAAAATATGACTTGTCCAAATTGTAAAGGCGAAAACGCACCAGGCGTAGCAGTATGTGAATATTGCGGTCACGAACTGCCGCAACCGCAGAAAATTGATAACCACGTTGAGCATAACAGCAATATCGTTCAGCACATCACATATGTTACAAACGTCCAGCAGGTCGCACCGCAAGCTCCTGTTGAGCAGATAAGCCCTAAGAGCAAAAGCACAGCTGAAATACTTTGCCTGCTGACCTTTTTAGGCTTGGGCGGTTTGAACAGATTTTATGTAGGCAAAGCTGGCACAGGTTTGCTGTACTTCTTTACTTTCGGAGGTTTCTTTATTGGAGCAATAGTTGATATGATAAATTTGTTTCAGGGAAACTTCACTGACGCTCAGGGCAGAGTGTTAAAATAA